ATATCAAAAAGCGACGAATCACCGACAAGACGAGACTGAGCGGCAAGAGCTTTATCTCTATCATTATCAAAATACTCATAAAGAAGAGAGTAAAGCGCGCCAGTAACATATGAAGGAACAAAATACTTGTTCTCATACTCCTCCATGGGGAGCTTGCCAGTGATAAAATCAGTAAATTCCTCACCTTTAAGAGTACGCTCAGGAGACTGCCAGAAGTGAAGATAAAAATCAATATTATCCATCACCGGGGCGATAAGAGGCGTAAGCCTAATAAGTCCATGAGCGCTAATACGAATAGAGCTGTTAGGAATAAGATTTTGCCAGTACACCGGGACAAGTTCACCAAGTGCACAAGTATAATCATTTCGATAACTCATGTTATACGCACGGCGACGAGGTCGCAAACCTTGCGTATCAGTAAAAATTGAATTCATAAAATACTCTGTTTTTTAGTATGTTTATTAAATAAATCGGCTTTTCTATCATTACAAAGACGACGCCAGTATAAATAATCATCAAAACCTTCTAATTGAGAAGAATTACGACCATTACGCAGACACCATTTCTTGTAATCATTAATTTGGCGCAGTTCACGATGTTGCCGCACATGTTCCTGATAAGCAAGCCTTATCTCAATCTTTTCCTCATCAGAAAGTTTACCGAGAAGCTTCTCACGATAATAACGAGGCATAGGAGCTTGTTCACCATAAGAGGTAACAAGAGAAGGTGTGTCAAGTCGCTGCAAATGATAAGAAGCTTTATCTTGAACATAATTAATACCAAGACCTCCGTTCATTTTAGAGACAAGACGAAAATTCTCATTTTTACCTTTAGGAACAGTACCACCTTTTAAGCAGTATTTAGTAGTATAGACTATAGAACCTTCTTCTACTTCGCCAAAACCAACAAAACCATTTTGCCAAGACTTTTCAATAGTCTCATATATCTCTTGCTGAAAGTCAAAAGAGAAAAACAGTATGCCATGATAGTGAGGACGAAAAGTATGGTCACCATATTCAGAAACAATAAAGTATCTCATTGTACTACTAAATTTGTACTCCTTTGTGGGAATCTTAAGTAAAGACCTCAAACGCTTTCGAAGTCGCTTAAGAAATAGCTGTACATCACGAATAGAAACACCGTCGGGAGGGAGATTTTCATCATCATAAGTCAAAGTAACAAACAAGCCAAAATTGCTACTCAGGTACTCCTGACGAAGTCGAAAAACCCACTCCTGACGGGAACGAGCGCGACAGTTTAAACACTTGCCGCAAGGGTATATACCTAAGACCGGGCTTGTACAGTCCATAAGCTATACTAATACATAAAACCACCGCGAACAAGACGGCGACGACGAAGTGAACGACGAGAGCGACGGCTGATTCTACGAATACGACGAGCCAAACGGCTACGAGTACGACGATAACGCATAATAATAAATAATTTAAAGGGTTAATATTATGGAATAAATTTTGCTGCAGTACCAAGTATATTAGTACCAATGCCTGTCCAATAAGTCCAAGGCACATGCTTAGCGCCATAATTACCAATAGTAATTTGAGGCTGCAAATATTGTCCTCGCTTAGTATTCAAACCAATTGTAGAATTAATAAGATTAGAACGAGGAATCAAAAGACTATTTGTCCTAAAATTATTCTCCAAGATACGATTCATGAAATAAGCTGCAGGATGAATAACAGTAACCTCACCAGCTCTATCTACAGGACGAAGTACATAACGACCAGTGAGAGGGTCAAGAGCATACTTGCTGCCAAAAGCCTTCTCGGCAAATAATTCCAACTCATTACGCTCAGCATTTGCTGCAGCGTCTTTTGCTTCTGCTTGAGCCTTTTTACGGTTAGCAATAGCAGTCCTTAGGCCTTCAATATTAAAAGCTTCGCCGAGACGACGCATATCCTCAGATAACTCAGGAGCTTGAGGAGTAACCATTTGAGGTGCATGTGTGGCATTACCGGCATTACCTTGACTATATATCAAATTCGGGTTAAGACCAGCTTCTTCGAATCTTTGCATTTGAGCTTGTGGAGAATTATATTCATTTTGCATTTTCCACATGTCAATATTATACTGATTTTGTTGCTCAGCAAGATTTTTTTGATATCGGTAATTTAAGTAAGAACCTAATAAACCGAAAGCACCAGAAACAGCTTGTCCAGCAGGGTTTGACCAATCCATTTTTTTCTTCTTTTTTCAATTAGTAAATTTCAAAAAGGTGTCAGTGCGCACTAATAAATCAAGTATAATAGTGCGCACATGTACACGCCTACGCCTCATGCGTGAGTATGGGGTTGCCATTTTCATCAAAATTAGAGGCTTCGTCAATTTCAACATCAGCAGGAACTTGTTTTTGCTCCAAGAGCATAAGCTCCCGGGAGTAAGCTATTTGATGGTTGATGTAATTTTGAGCGGCTTGAGAAAGTAGCTCATTAAAAGTGAAGGCAGTAGCATTATAAAGGTTAAAGTACTGCGTACAAAGTTGCTGCTGCTGTTCCGGAAGAGCAACAAACTCCTCACGGAGATTCCACGCTTTAGCGGATAATTCAGAAGAGATTACAGGCTTTTTTTCCTGAGCCTTAGCAGGGGCTTGTTTTTTTGACATAATTTTTTTGATTTAAGAGGCTTTTCACGGCCTCAGTTAATAAATATATTGTTTGTGCGCTTAAAAGCGCTCAGAAGGCAAAAAATTGCCTTTTCAAGTAGTTCCAAAATAAAACACACTTTTCGTGATTCACCAGCATTTAGCCGATAATTGCCTAAAAGCAAAGACGCAAGCGGTCTCAGAAAGCACTACGCTTCGCTTGTTCTTTCCTCAACATTTTGCTTTTTTAACGGCTGCATCTCGTCGGCTGGTACCGACTCACGAGCGTTCGCAACGGTTTTCTTTTGGCGCTCCTTGAAGGCCTTTTTCCGCTCTTCATGAGCTTCTTTGAAGCGTTGCACATCAACAATATCGTTGATATCATCGGGAGGGGTATTTTCAAAGCCTTCAGCTTTATAATCATGCTCTATAGGGTTACCTTCCTTATCGGTAACGATGCGCCCGAACTCGTCGCGGAGATAATCAACCGGGTACATATTATCCGGCAAATTACCGTTCATGCGCATATGCACATTTAAGCGCTGACCGCGTTCCGTACGAACAAGCATTTCTTTAATACTCATAGCCTCACCGGGAACTAATGTCTTAATAGGTTTGTTAGAACACTTTTCACGAATTTGTTGATAATTCGCAGGGGTCACAATAAACGACCGTATAACTTGCTCACCATTTTCGGCCGCAAAATTAGTTTTTTTCTTTGACATATGCAAATTTTTTTTTATTTTTCTTATTTTTTTTTGCTGTTTAAGGGGAAGGGGAGCGGGTTCTCCCCTTCCTTTAGCTGTTTACGCTCTAAGGGCGCGTGCCCACTTAAACAATAAGCGACGGAGTACCATAACGGCTAAGAGGCTGAATAAGCGACACCTGAAACTTAAGACTGCAGAGCATATTATTTACAACATGCCCGTGAGTATCTTTTTGTACCGCAAAAATGCGCGAAAGAGCTTCAGGTTGCATATAAATAAACTCAGAATTGAGAGCAGGCTGAGATTCAAAAATACGCGAGAGCGTCCAGAAACTCAGAGAGCCTTTGAAATCTCCGTGGCACTCGTTAGCATGAAAACGATACTCAGTATAACGAGGCTGGTACCCAAACTCTTTATCATTGCCATCATCAATATCTGCGCCAGCATAAATCTCGTAATTCCATACCTCTTGCTCTCCAATATGTACAAAGGACGGGTTAAAGTAGAGGAAGCGGTCGTTAATCTTAGTATCATGCCGTGAAAGAAGCTGCGAATAAGTTACCTTAGGCATAGCCCAAGCAAGACCAAGGATAAGGGTCTCTTCCGGGGCGAAAGTCGAAGCGTGAGCAAAGCCACCACCGAGAGCAGTACCTTTACCAGCAAGATTGCCTTGAGGACTGGTCTCAGTACTTTGCGAGGTCTGCTCAATGTCAGCAATATTAATCGGGAGACGACCACCGCCGATAAATTTCGGCAACTGTAAACGAAGGTCGCCCGGAGTAACACCATAGACGCCTTTATAATACTCCGGGGCGCGG